CTGATGCTCCCAAAGAAATTATTAGAGTTCCGGAAGACATTGTTGAGAAAATCAAGATTGTTTACAAGACTAGAATAATACCTCTATTTGGTGAGTATAATGAGAAGGGAGAAAAAGTTTCTAAAGGGTTAATTAAGTTCTTGGAAATCAAGGACAATCCTACTGGAGTTAGAAACTATCTCATTGAGTATGCTAAGGAGAATGGTGAGTTTCTCTATAAACAAACAGTAAAAGATGGACAGACCTTTACAAGGATGATTGGGTACAAGCCTAATAATCCTAAGAAATATGTCATCATTATTACTGACCATTTAAGAAAGCTACTTCCTGAGAGAGGTTTCAAAATGAAAGAAACTGTAGATAAGTTCTCAGAGTATGCTGTAGAATTTAGAAACACTTGCAATTTCACATTTGTGCATATTATCCACCTTAATAGAGCACTAAGTGATATTGGAAGAAGACAATTTGATGATGATAGACTGTTTCCACAGTCTGATGACATCAAAGAAACTGGGAATTTAAGTGAGGATAGCAATTACATCTTTACTATGTTTAACCCTAATGATGACAAGTTTAACTTGACTAAGCATTTTGGTAAAACAATAAGAAGACCTGATAAGTCACTTTTATACCCTTTTATGAGAACTATCCATCTTGTAGAATCTAGACATTGCATTTGTCCTCAGCATTTTAGAGTCAACATGTATGGTGATGTAAAAAAATTTGAACCTTTAACAATTTAGAAAAGAATGGCAAAAGTGCTATGTTTGGCCCAGAGTGGCTTTGGTAAATCCACAAGTATTGGTAATATCCCTGAATTGGGATTGAAAGGTTTAAACCCTGCAGAAACTTTTATTGTTTCAGTTACTTCTAAACCTCTTCCTTTCAAAGGAAGTGCAACCTCATTCCCTATGTGTCAACCTGGGGATCTTAAATCAGGTAGAAGAGTTGTAACTGACAATGCAAAAGCTGTAGAGGAAATTCTAACTGCTTTAGCAGCTAGTCCATACAAAAATATTGTAGTTGATGATTTCAATTACATTATGCAGAATTGGTATATGGCTAATGCTTTAGCTAAGGGTTGGGATGCTCCAAAACAGATTGGTTTCTTTATGGGTAGAATCTTTGATGCAATAGAGAAGATTGACCTAGCAGGTAAAAACATTATTATTTTGGCCCATGGTGAGCCAGTACCTTCTCCTGATGGTAGAATTTATCTTAAGATGAAAACTACAGGTAAAATGGTAGATGAGTATGTAACTCCAGAGGTCAAGTTTGATGTTACCTTGCTTGGTATTAGTAGATTTGACTCTACTGAAAAGAAAGTTGTTAAGGAGTTCCTTACCAATGAGAATGAGCAGTATTCCTCAGCTAAATCTCCAATAGGGATGTTTGACAAACAATTCATTCCTAATGATTTAGGGTACATTACAGACAAAATAGCTGAATATTATGGCTAGTTTGCCTTGGCCCTTAGTGCTGTTTATAGGAGTTGTTGTTGGCTCCTTAATAGGAATAGCTGTAGTAGCTATTGCTTCAAGTAATAAAGCTACTAAAAATCTTTGCCCAAGATGTAAAAATGAGACTGAAGAAGAAAGACAGTTGAAACAAGAGTGGGCAGAACAACAAAAAGGATATTAATCTTTAATTTTTAAATTGATATAACTATGTCACAAAATGCTGAGCAACAAGCTCCTTTAAGAATCACTATTAGTGAAGTAAAAAGTCTTTTAGACCAAGGTAAAAGCAGAAAAGAAATTGCTGATCACTTTGGAAAATCTCAAGCAGAAATGCAGAGAATGGTATGGAGTCATCCAAAATTGAAAAATCTTAAAGCTAAGAAACAATACACAGGTATTGAGCTTATGGATGATGAAGATGGTGATGCTCCTGTAGCTGAAGTGAATGATCAAATTACTGATGCTGTAACTCAAGCACCTGAAGCTGTACAAGCTTTTGAGAACCAAGAAGAAATGGGAACTGAAGCTGAAGAAAATGTTCCTGTAGCTACTGAAACAGTAGAAGAAACTTGGAGATAAGAATTGTTTAATTATTAAAAAAGACTAAATATGTCACAATTACAAGGATACGGATTTGTATCAGATTCAGATGAATCATTGAAAACCAAGAGTGGTGCAAGATTTGGTGGTAACTTTGGTGTTGCTTTCTTAACTAAATTTGCTTACAATGCAAATGTAGCTAAAGAAGGACAACCTGCTAGAGAAGCTATTGAATTAGAAGTAACTATAGGAGAGAGACCTTACAAAGAGTGGATCAATCCTGTAGACAGAGTTGTTGATAAAAACAATGTAGAAATCACAGATAAAACATCTGCTGAGTACATTGCTGGGTTCAATGCTCTTATTGTTCAACAAAATGCTACAGTAACTCACTACTTGAAAGCAGTAGGAGTAACTGAAGATGCTCTTAGAGCAGCATTTGCAACACCTCCAGTGAGTTTTGCAGATTATGCAACAAGAATCTCAGCACTTTTACCTATTGGTTATGACAAAAAACCATTAGATTTGTTCCTTGAATACCAATGGAATTTTGGTAAAAAACAAGATGGAAGTCTTAATGACAAGACTTATCCAACTTTACCAAAGAACATGAAAGGTGGTTACTTTATTGTTCCTGCTCAACCTGGTGTATGGGTAGAGAAAAGAGAAGAAGATGGCAAATTAACTTATGTTAATTCTAATGGCCAAAAGCATCCTTTTGAAAGAGATGCTAACTTCATGTCTTCTAACAAGGGTACTCAGCAAGTGTTAGGTGGTGCTCCTGCAACTTCTCCAATGGGAGCAGGTGCTATGGCAGCATCTCCAGGTGGTGCTTGGTCTTAATCTAATCTAACTAAATCCTCTTCTTATGAGCTTATTTCAATACAATTCAGATAAACTTGATAGAAGAGGATTTATAAGTAAAGAAAGCATTTTGTCATTAGTTACTCAAGAAGACATTTTTGAATTAGTGTTCAAATATAAACCTGTTGAGTTTGAGTATGTTGTGTCACCTTTGAGAAATGATGATGTTCCTGGCTGTTGGTTTAGTTTACATGACAATGGCATATTGTATTTTGTAGACTTTGGTAATAGCAGAACTCATAGTGATTGCTTTAATATAGTGCAAGACTACTTTAAATTTCCTAACTTTTATCTAACTTTAGAATTTATCTTTAACTCTCTAATCAGAGGTAAAGAAGAGCTAAGGCCAATAGAAGCTAAGAAAGAGGTTCAAAAAGAAGCCAAAAAGAAAGTCAAACTCTTAATAGAAGCAAGGCCATTTAATGCTCAAGATGGACAATTCTGGTCACAGTATGGCATCTCTAAGAAGAATCTAATTGAAGACAAAGTTTTTCCTATCCATAGATTATATGCTTTGAACACCAAAACAGGAAGTCATGCTATTGAATGCAGAGATATTGCATACAGTTACACTGATTTTTCTGAATCAAGGAAGAAAATCTATTTTCCTTTAAGAGAAGGTAAAAGAAGGTTTATTACTAATTGCTCACAGAATGATGTAGGTGGCATCAATTCTCTACTGAGTTATGGTAGTGAACTCATAATTACCAAAGGCTATAAGGATTATAGGGTACTGAAGAATCATGGTAAAAATGTAGTTTGGTTTCAAAATGAAGGTATGATACCCAATGATAAAATTATAAATCAGTTGGTTAAGCATTTTGTTAGTGTCATTGTATGGTTTGATAATGATCAACCTGGTATCACAGCTTCTGAGAAAGTCAAAAATCACATCAATACTATGTTTCCAGGTAAGGCAAAAAATCTATGGTTACCTGAAAGAGGTTTAGACTTTGGAATTAAAGATCCTTCAGACTGTATTGCTAAAGATGCAGTCTATTTTAGGCAATTTCTTAAAACATTTACCGGATGAATTTTAATCATATTCATTATTCTTGGAAACCTGTTCTGAGTGAATTTAATACAGATGCTTTCCTTTACTTTAAAAATGAAGTTCTCCCAAGAGAAAAATACTACCCTGAAGCTGATAAAGTTTTCAGGGTTTTTTCTATGCCTGTGTCAGAAATCAAAGTTGTAGTTATAGGGCCTTGGAATTT